TTTTCCACGTGGTATCAACGGACTTGCTAAGTATGCCGATTCGTTACAGTTGTATAAACTTGGAACTCCTATTCATGTCAAAGGCGCCATACTATACAATCATCATCTAAACCAAATGGGACTAACCAAGAAGTATCCATTGATTCAGGAAGGTGAGAAGATTAAATTCTCTTATCTGCGGATGCCAAACCCATTCAAAGATACTGTCATCTCTTATCCGGCAAGATTGCCTAAAGAGTTTGACATTTCAAGGTATATCGATTATGATACACAATTCGAAAAGACCTTTCTTGAGCCAATCAAGGTCATCTTGGACTGTATGGGTTGGTCAACTGAAAAGGTTAGTTCTCTGGAAGATTTCTTCTCGTGACCATGGATAGATAATAGACATGACAATATTTAACAAAGGAATGAAATGAGTATATTAGATAAAATCAAAAAGAACAGCAGCATCAAAGATTCTGCAATTCTATCGAAATCAAAATTCTTTACAGACAAGGATATGATACCAACAGCAGTACCAATGATTAACGTTGCGTTATCTGGAAAGTTGGATGGTGGTTTAACACCAGGTCTTACAATGTGGGCAGGTCCATCCAAACATTTTAAGACTGCTTTTTCTCTATTGATGGCCAAATCTTATTTGGACAAATATGAAGACGCTGCTTTACTTTTTTATGATTCTGAGTTTGGTACTCCCCAGTCCTATTTTGACTCTTTTGGTATTGACACTAATCGGGTGCTTCACACTCCGCTTACTGATATTGAACAATTAAAGTTTGATATTATGAAGCAGTTAACTGAATTGGAACGTGGCGAACATTTGATTATCGTCATCGATTCAATTGGTAATTTGGCTTCAAAGAAAGAAGTTGAAGATGCCTTGTCAGAGAAATCAGTTGCTGATATGTCCCGTGCTAAACAAGTGAAGAGTTTGTTTCGTATGGTAACACCACACTTATCGTTGAAAGATATTCCAATGATTGTAGTCAACCATACATACAAAGAAATAGGAATGTTTCCTAAAGATATCGTTGGTGGTGGTACAGGTTCTTATTACTCTGCTGATAACATCTTCATTCTAGGTCGTCAACAAGAAAAAGAAGGTACTGAAATTGTTGGTTACCATTTCATCATCAATGTAGAAAAGAGTCGATATGTTAAAGAGAAATCAAAAATACCTGTTACTGTCTCGTTTGACGGTGGTATTAGTAAGTGGAGTGGCTTGCTTGATATTGCTGTGGAATCTGGTCACGTTATTAAGCCTAGTAATGGATGGTATTCAAAAGTAAATTCCGCAACTGGTGAAGTTGAAGAGAAGAAATATCGTATCAAAGACACAGACACCAAAGATTTTTGGACATCTATTTTGGCTGACCAAACATTCTTGAATTTTGTTGCAAACAAATACAGTATCACCACTGGTGATATCATGCAATTGGAAGAATGATGGTAGAAGGTATTGATTTTTGTTTCATCTATCCCAAGGATGAAGCAGACATAACACACATCAAAGTGTTGTCTGGAACATACAAAGATACCGTCTTCAAGTACGGGAAGGTATCTTTTAAGGAAGAAGTTGAACAGACCCGTTTACAATTTGCTTTTTATGTGTTAGAATCACCTCTGATGAAGCCAAAGAAACTGGAAAAAGATCCAGAGTTTAAACATTATGCAGGCGACTTATTGGTAGAGTTGATGACTGCCAATCTAGATGAGGATATGATTGATGAAAATAGAACAGACGATATTGAGGAACTTAATTTACTCGGAGGAATACCTAAGAAAGGTTCTTCCGTTTTTAAAGGATGAATATTTCACAGATAGAACCGAAAGATTAATATTCAATGAAATTAATACATTTACGAACGCTTACAATTCTCCACCATCGATTGAAGCAATTGAATTGGCCATCAAAGAGAAACGAAATCTCACAAATGACGAAGTGGAGAAATCCGAATCGTATCTTAAAGAGATTGTTTCAACTAAGCAAGAAGAATCCAAGATTCAATGGCTTGTTGACAAAACGGAGTCCTTTGTACAAGAAAAGGCTATCTACAATGCAGTATTGGGGTCTATTTCTATACTCGAAGGAAAAGACAAAACCCATGAGAAAGGTCAGATTCCCAAGATACTATCAGACGCTTTGGCAATAAGTTTTGATACATCTGTAGGCCACGATTATTTGGAGAATAGTGATGAGCGTTATGAGTTTTACCACAGACATGAAGAGCGAATTCCATTCGACTTGGATTTCTTTAACAAGATTACAAAAGGTGGTCTTCCTGCTAAAACTCTTAACATTGCTCTTGCTGGTACTGGTGTCGGTAAGTCACTTTTTATGTGTCATTGTGCCGCTGGAGTTATGTCGTTGGGTCGAAACGTTCTTTATATCACTATGGAAATGGCTGAAGAACGTATTGCGGAAAGAATAGATGCAAACCTATTGAATGTATCTTTGGATGATTTGGTGAGTCTATCTAAGGAAATGTATGATAAGAAGGTCGAAAAAGTGAAAGCTAAAACGACAGGCAAACTAATCATCAAAGAATATCCTACCGCTTCAGCTTCTACAACACACTTTAGGACTTTACTAAATGAACTCTATCTTAAAAAGAGCTTTCGGCCTGATATTATTTTTGTTGATTATCTTAACATATGTTGCAGTTCTAGAATTAAGGCAGGAGCAAATGTCAATTCATACACTTATGTTAAGTCAATTGCAGAAGAGTTGCGAGGACTTGCCGTTGAGTACGGAGTCCCAATTGTTTCTGCAACTCAGACCACAAGGTCAGGTTTTTCATCTTCCGATCCAGGACTCGAAGACACAAGTGAGAGTTTTGGTTTGCCCGCTACCGCCGACCTGATGTTTGCTCTAATCACTTCCGAAGAATTGGAAGAGATGGGACAAATCATGGTCAAGCAGTTGAAGAATCGTTATAATGATCCAACATATTATAAAAGATTCACGATTGGTATTGACAGAGCGAAGATGAAACTGTATGATGTGGAACAATCAGGTCAAGAAGGATTGGTTGATGTTGGTTCGGTACAAATACCGAACAAGCTAAATAAGAAATCATTTGATGGATTTAAAATATGAATTTAACTAAAGAGGAGGCTATTCATTGTGCCAAAGTATTTGAAGACTATTTCGGTAACTTCAACCGTATTGATGAATATATGCGGGACCAAAAGTTGGCTTCTCTTGCAGAGATGCCTTCAAATCCTCTCTTTTCACCAGAAGATGACCTTTTCTCAGATTTTTCAATGTGTCCTAATGATATGGATATTGAAGTCACTACTGTTGCCAATGATACTTGGGAATCACTATTAAACATCACTTCATCTCATATCAATATCAGACCTGTTGGTCGTAGTATTCATCTGGCTGTAAAAGAAAAGAACACTGGTAAGTTCTTAGGATTCATTCGTTTAGGTTCACCTGTAATCAACTGCAAACCTAGAAATGCAATGCTAGGACAAGTCTTTACACAGACTCCAGAAGGTGGTAAAGCATTCAACAATACTGCAATGATGGGCTTTGTGATTGTTCCTACACAGCCATTTGGTTATAATTATCTTGGTGGTAAACTCTTGGCCGCAATCTGTTGTTCCCATACAGTCCGTGAAATTGTCAACAAGAAGTACAATATGAACCTGTGTCTTTTTGAAACAACAAGTCTTTATGGTTCTACCAAATCATCCTCACAATATGATGGCATGAAGCCTTACATTCGCCATAAAGGTGAAACAGAAAGTGACTTCTTACCAATGATGCATGGAAAACCATATGCAGACCTACGTGATTATGTACAAGAACGTGTGGGTAAAATTGTAGATGATGATGCATCAAGCAAGAAACTAAAGATTAGCATGAAGATTATTTCTTTGGTTAAAAGTGCATTGAAGGGTACACCAGAACTTGACAAATTCAACCAAGTGATAGATAATGCCAAGTCTTTGACAGAACAGAAACGTTACTATATATCCAACTATGGTTTTAAAAACTTTATTGATGTTGTTAATGGTAAAACGGACGTATTAGTCAAAGATGAAAACTACGACAAGTTTGAATTGGAGAACATTGTACAATGGTGGAAAAACAAAGCCACCAATCGTTATGAGACATTGAAATCTGAAGGCAGAGTAAGAACAGAGTTGGAAGTCTGGACATCTGGAAAGGACATTCAAATCATTAGATAAATACTATCTCAAAGGAGTATTAAATGCCTGCAATTCCATCGAAAGTAAATGAAGCTCCAACAATGGGTTCTGGAGCTGGTTCTGAGGTTACAGCCTTAGCGGAAAGTCTTCAAGCATATGCTTGTGCAACCAGACAGTTTTTAGGAAAAGACTTGACGGATGTTTCACAGATAACAGATAAAACAACAGTTGATGCTGATTGTGACAGAACATTGGCCGCTTGTTTAAAGACGTTAGATGAAGGTTGGTTTCATAGTGTTATTGTAACTGCTAACCAGATATTCAGAGATGTGCCAGACAATGCATCACAGAAGTTTACCTTCTATCGTGGTGGAAGACTAGTGGGCCAAGTCTACGCTGAGTTTGGAAGATTTAGAAAAGAGAGTGGTATCACAGGCGATGACAAGTGGAATCCTGCTGATATTTGGATGGTTAAAAAAGGATTCAACTTCAAAGGTGGTTGGAAAACTTTAAGTGAATACAATCTCTACATTTATAATGAGTTTGCTAAAACAAACTTGATAGGCATATCACTTAAAAAAGTACCTAAAGGTGATGCACATTCAAAGATATACAATAATGGTAAGCCTCTTGTTGCTGAATTCACTGGTGTGAAACTTGGTCCTAACATGTACGATTCAAAAGACATTTACATACAATTTAAATCGGAAGGTAAAGACGGAGAAATCCAGTTGAGAAATTTTTCTAGTAGGCCTGTGACAAGTTCTTGGCAAGGTGAAATCAAAGGTAAGACCGCTGCTGGCGGTAAAATTGGTGGTGGACTTGTTATGAGAGCAGCCATAGAATCTGGAGTACCAGAAAGTAAGTTGACATTACCTAGCAAATTCGGCCCATTGGTTGAAAACCCTAAAGAAGATACATTCAAAAAATTTGCAACAATGTTCAAAGAAGTTTCAAAGACCAATAAGAAAGTTGATGATTTGATTGCAGAAGCAATGATGTATCAACGTAAAGACAAGACGTGGTGGATGTCTAAATATTTGGGTGTTTCATATGTGTATACAATCATTAAAGAAAAGAAACAATCTGAGGTTGCTAAATGGTTGTATGAATATGGATCTTCTGCTACAAAGAATAGTAGCATTTTTATAAAATATAGTTGATGGAGAAATTTTGTTATGAAAAAGGCGACAGTTATTATACCGACCACAGGTTCGGCTGATGCGAAATATGCTATTCAATCGGTATTGAATCAAAGCGTAGACACACAATGTTATTTGGTATGTGATGGTAATGATTTTGCAGGTAAAGTAAAAGTATTGTCAGATGAATTTGCTGGTAATCCTTTTCTTAAAGTTTGTTATTTACCTTTGAATGTTGGTGCAAAAGGTTTCTATGGCCATCGTGTATATGCAGCCTTTACACACCTAATCGACACCGAATACGTCATGTATTTGGACCAAGACAACACACTTAAACCAAACCACGTTGAATCCTGTATCAATACAATTGAGAAACATAGCATTGATTGGTGTTACTCTCTCCGTTCTATTATAGATAAAGATGGTGCATATCTCTGTGATGATAATTGTGAATCT